ATGACAAGTAACGTAAGAAGCCTATCCCAAAGATCAGAAAATACCCAAACGGGTAGTTATGTAGCTATGAGGGGTATAACTCAGAAAACTATGGAAGACTATGGTGTGTTAACTTACCCTGACAGACAAGAGTATGTATACCCTAGTGGCGGTAAAAAAGTTCGCAGACTAGAGGATAAAGTGTTCTACACCAAGGATAACTTCAAGGGTGATGAACTTTTTGGTATGAACCTCTTTACGGCTGGTTCATCTAAGATGGTTACGATTACTGAGGGTGAGCTAGATGCATTGTCAGTAGCTCAGATGCTTAAGAGCAACTACACTAACCCTGTGGTATCTCTGCCCAGCGCAACACCTTCCAAGAAACTGTGGGAAAACTGTTCAGACTGGCTAAATAGTTTTGAAAAGATTGTTCTGTCGGTTGACAATGATGAAGCTGGTAATGCAGTAGCTGATAAGATAGCAAAGCTATTCCCTAACAAAGTCTACCGTGTTCCTCACGATAAGTTCAAGGATGCTAATGAGTTCTTGACCAATAGGGCTAATAATGAGTTCAAGACTGCTTGGTGGAATGCTAAGAAGTACACACCAGAGAATGTTCTTAATAGCACACAAGACTTTATATCTCTGTACAAAGATACACCAGAGCATCAGTATATTCCTACAGGTATTCAAGCACTAGACGATAAGATCCTTGGCTTAATGCAAGGTCACTTTACAGTTATCAAGGCTCCGACTGGTATTGGTAAGACAGAAATAATGCGGTTCTTAGAGTACAATATGTTACAGCATAAGGTTCCCTTCGCAGCGTGGCACTTAGAAGAGACTAAGCTAAGATCACTACTTGGGCTTGTGTCTTATGAGCTAAACGATAACTTGACACGCCGGGATCTGATTGCTGAGAAGAATGCTGATGAAGCGGTGATGGATGCTATTGAGCGCATAACTAAGGATGAACTATTCTATCAGTTCTACTTAAGTGATGGTCAGGGTGCTGATGCATTGTGTGACCAGATACGCTATTTTAGTCAGGCGTGTGGCTGTAAGTTTGTCTTCTTTGAACCTATTCAAGATGTCGTTTCTGGTTCATCTGAGGAAGGTAAGGAGCAGATGTTAGCTGATCTATCGGTACGACTATCTAAGTTATCCGCTGAGTTGAACGTAGGTATTGTTACTATTGCTCACACTAATGATAATGGTGACCCTAAATACTGTAAAATGATTGGTCAACGTGCCTCTGTTATTATTGATCTTAGTCGTGACAAGGAAGCTGCTGACTTCGATGAACGTAACACTACACACATATCTGTGCAGAAGAATAGACCCTGCTCAGAAGAAGGCTTTGCTGGTATGATGCGGTTCAATACAGAAACGTTTACCCTTAGAGAGGTTATATAATGCAGAAACCTTTGTGGGAAGATCTTCCGATACAGTTTAAAAAGGTTGAAGAGTCTTATGAAGGGTCTGGGCAGATATGTCAGGACTGTGGTGTAAAAAAACCTTTAGAAGAGTTTAGCGCTCAGTATTACAGAAAAGATGGATCAAAGAGCCACAGAAACGAATGTAAGTCTTGTATTAAACGTCATACAAAGGTGGCAAATAGTTTAAAGAAAACTTTAGGCCCACCACCTGATCTATGTGAGTCCTGTGGTAAGCCACCTAATGGTGTGACAGGTCTTGTAACTGATCACTGCCACACTACTTATAAGTTTAGAGGTTGGTTATGTACCAGTTGCAATCTAGCTAATGGGCATTTAAAAGATAGCCCCGAAACAATAATGAAATTATATAAATATATGACAAAGGAAAAGTAATGCCAGTTTTTGATATTGAAACTGATGGCTTAGACGCCACAAAAATACACGTACTATCTTGGGAAGATGACTATGGAAAGATTCAGAGTACTCACGACTATGATGATATGCGTAAATTCTTCGAGGAATCTAAAACACTTATAGGTCACAACATTATCAGGTTTGATATACCTGTGGCTGAGAAAATTTTAGGTATAAAGATTAATGCTAGGTTGGTAGATACCTTAGCACTGTCTTGGTACGTTAATCATACTAAACCAAAGCACGGTTTGGAGACTTATGGAGAATATTATAATGTAAAGAAACCAGAGGTTACAGACTGGGTAAACTTAACTCAAGAAGATTATGCTCACAGGTGTAAAGAGGATGTTAAGATTAACTCTCGTTTATGGCGTGACTTAGATATCAAGCTCTCAAAACTGTACCCTAATGATCAAGATAAGTGGCAGTTTATCAAGTACCTCTCATTCAAGATGGAATGCGCAGCGGAGCAAGAAGCCTTGAAGTGGAAGGTTGATATCGAAACTGCTAAAGGCTATCTGTATGTGTGGGAGGCTGAGAAAGATTTAAAGATAGTTGAGCTTGCAGAGGCTATGCCAAAGCAAATCTTGACTAAGGTACAGCAACGTCCAAAGGTTATGTACAAGAAGGATGGTGAACTATCTGCTCACGGTGAGAAGTTTGAAGAACTACGTAAGCAATACAAACAGCCAGACAGTGTTCAATCTTTTGTTGTTAAGACGGGTGAGCGTCAGGGTAACCCCAACTCTCCAGAGCAAGTGAAAGAATGGCTCTACTCTATTGGCTGGGTTCCTCGCACATTTAAGTTTGTACGAGGGCCAGACGGTGTTGAGCGTCAGGTTCCACAGGTACGTAAGGATGGAGAGCTTTGCCCCTCTGTAACTAAACTTATCTCTGAAGATCCTGCAGTCGCTATCCTAGATGGACTGTCTGTCCTTAGCCATCGTATTGCTGTACTGAAAGGTATTATAGAATGTGAGTCTGATGGTTATGTACAGGCTACGATTGCTGGAATGACAAACACTTTGCGATTCAAACACGCAAAGCCTCTAGTTAATCTTCCCTCAGTAGAGAAGCCCTACGGTAAAGAGATACGTGGCCTACTTACTGCACCAGAGGGTTATGTTCTGTGTGGCGCTGATATGACTAGCTTAGAGGATACTACTAAGCGTCATTATATGAAACCTCTTGATCCAGATTATGTAGCGGAGATGTCTAAGAGTGGTTTTGATCCTCACCTTGACCTAGCTAAACACGCCGGGATAATAAGCCAAGAGGATATTGACAAACATAACTCAGGTGAGAAGTCTCTTAAAGATCTACGCAAGAACTACAAGGTAGTTAATTACTCAGCTACCTATGGCGTAGGAGCCGCTAAATTGGCTCGTGAGACAGGTATGACAAAGAAGGAAGCTCAGAAGCTACTAGATGCATTCTGGTCACGTAACTGGTCAGTACAGAAGGTGGCATCTACACTACGTAAGCGTGAACTGTTTGGGGGTATGTGGGTTCAGAACCCCGTATCAAAGTTTTGGCACAGCTTACGCAGCGAGAAGGATCGTTTCTCTACACTAAACCAAAGCACTGGAGTTTACTGCTTCGATGTTTGGGTTAAGAAATGTCGTGACAAGGGCGTTAAGACTGTAGGCCAGTTTCACGATGAAATCATAGCGCTTGTAAAAGAAGGAAATCAGATAGAAACAGCAATGAATATGAACTATTCTATAGAAGAGGTTAACAGACAGTTACGACTAAACGTTGATCTTGGTGTTGATGCACAGTTTGGAAAAACTTATGCAGACATACACTAATTTACTTGACACTGCTTATCTAATAAGCTATAACTAAGTTTCTTTTTAACGCTCAGAAAGGGCATAAGTATGAATACGGAATTAGCAACTTTTGGTGACGATCTTGAAGCAATGATGGGTATTATCCCAGCTACTACAGATCAGTCTACTACACCAAATATAACTAGGGTTACCCAGATCCATAAAGCTATTATGGGTATGCAGGATGTAGGTGGTAAACAAATAAAAGCAGAGATACTGCCTGTCGGAACATATCAAATCACACAAGGTGATGAGGTTGTGTACGCACAACAGATTACTATTCGCATTATGGCTATTCGTATGCAATGGGTACGGTGGAATAATAACACAGAACAGTTTGAGAAGTCAGTTATGGCACCCAGCTTAAAGGGTGACTTAAAGGATAACATTGGTAGCTACAATATTGGGCGTCCTTCTGGGGGTTTTGTAAAGGACTATGACAGTTTGTCTGATGCTATGAAAGAGCATATGAAGTCTGTAAAAAGGGTTAAGATTCTTATGGGTCATTTGTCTGTAGATTCACCAGTAGATGAAGAAGGTAACCCTGTAGACTCTATTCAAGACATTCCATTCATTATGGATGTTAAGAATCGAGACAGTCTAAAGTCTATTGATTCAGTGTTAGCTAGAAAGCGTCCTATAGAAGTTCTCACTCAGGAGATTAATTTAACAGGTGATAGTCAGTCTATTCCTAACGGGCCTGACTATGGTGTTATAGTTGCATCCCCGGGATCAAAGGTTGACATTCAGCCTACTGATAAGGAGAACATTCAAAACTTTCAAGACTATATTGACTACGTAAATAATATGATCTTGGAAAAGTATAATGAGAACTGTGAAGATAACACTATTGAAGGAGAGGTGTTCTAATGAATCACCCTGCAGAGTTATCTGTCTACACGTACTTGCAGAAAGCTATGGCGGGTGAAGTTGCAATGGCAGAGGAGGGGATTGATAAAGTCGCCTCTGATGTCAAAGCAGCTATGCTAAAGCAGTTTTCTAGTGGGCCTCGTGACGAGTTCAGATTACGTATGTCTAACATAGGTAAGCCTAAGTGCCAGCTATGGTTTGAAAAGAATGACCCAGAAGGTAAGGAACCTTTTCCACCTCATTTCCTTATGAATATGATTCTTGGGGATATTGTCGAGGCTGTATTTAAAGGTTTACTTACTGCCGCTGATGTTAGTTTCAAGGATAATGATAAAGTTGTTCTAAAACTCCCTAATGGTCAAGAGATTAAGGGGGAGTATGATATGGAAATGGATGGAAGGATTGACGATGTTAAGTCTGCATCTTGGTATTCATACAACAACAAGTTTGATTCTATTGAAGAGATGCAGAAGAGTGACGGGTTTGGATATGTATCTCAGTTAGTTGGTTACTCAGAGGGCGCTGGTAAGGATGTAGGTGGCTGGTGGGTTATCAATAAGAACAGTGGTGAGTTTAAGTATGTTGATGCTTCCGGGGTAGATAAAGAGAAAGTTCTTAAGGACATTCAAGACACTGTTGATTATATTGACAATGATGAACCTTTTGAACGTTGCTTTCAGCCTGTTCCAGAGACTTACCGAAAAGTACCTAGTGGTAACATTGTTTTAAATGACGGGTGTAATTTCTGTCAGTTTAAACATAAGTGTTTCCCTAACCTAAAAGTATTACCCTCAAAGGTGTATAAAGGTAAACTAACGCCACCACTAGTTAATTATGTAGAAGTTAATGGCTAAGAGAAGACATAACTCTAGGTTATATCGCAGTGGTCTTGAAGTTGAGGCCGCTGCTTTTTTATCAGAACATCAAAAAGAAGTTCGATATGAGAAGTTAAAGATAGAGTGGGAAGATCTAAAGTATCGCACATACACACCAGACTTTGAACTGGACAATGGTATTATTATAGAAACCAAGGGCATCTTTAGCGCAGCTGATAGAAGAAAACATCTTGAAATAAAAAGACAACACCCTAAGTTAGATATAAGGTTCGTATTTAGTAATGCAAATTCTAGGTTGTATAAGGGTGCTAAGTCTCGTTATTCGGATTGGTGTAATAAGTATGGTTTCAAATGGTCACACAGACTAATACCAAAGGATTGGTTGACAGAGCGTGGAAAACCTTGTAAAGAAACTAAGATAACTGTAAAAAGAAGGAAAGCCTAATGGCT